TGTTCTGGGCCCCGACGAATGTGAACGGGATTTCATCCCAGTAGTCCTTTCCTTTCGGCTTAGGGTGGTACTCACTGTCAACTGTGTAGGTTCCGCTTGCGGTGCCACCTGCCCGGCGCCATACCCGACAGATGAACCGCCCTTCTTCCAGCGCCAGCTCTCGGTACTGGATTTCATCCTTGTAAGCGTAGCCATCCGGCTCTTCTACACATTCGCGCAGTACCACCAGCACCAGATGATCGCGCCCGTTAATTCGCTTTGTTCGCCAGTTGATAATGTTCTCTGCCGGATAGCGGAGGATGATCGCCTCATCGGATGCTTCTGCGTAATCGACATAAAGCCCCTCTCGCGCAACCTCCAGCACGTTCTCGGTCACCAGTTGCGACTGCTGATAGATACTGGTACCGGCCCCGTCTGCATTGTCCAACAGGTAATTGAGCTTTTCAGGGCCGTTAAACGTGGGGTCCTTGCGATACGCCATCCCAAGCATGCCGATCTTCGTATTACCGGCAATCGCATAGAACACCGCGCGGTTCAGGTAGTCCTCATTGCGCTTGCGATTGCGTGTGGATTTATCGGTTGGGTCGAGATAAGGCAGATACTTATTACCTGCCGCTTTTACGGCCTCAGCTCCTTTGCAGAAGTCCCTGTATTTCCGCCAGGCAGCAGAAGCCGCCCGGTGTTCTGGTCGAACCCAGGTGATGTCGTCATTTGCCATATCAGAAAGTGGTGTCCATGGTGATTGTGTATGCCGGTTTCACGATCGGGTAATCCTTCACGATGAAGTACCCACCAGCATCATTGGGGTGATCGTTATCAGCTGATTTATCCGGTTCGCCATTAGCCGCCCAGATTTGCTGCTCGAGGCTCTCGGTGTAAACCGGGCAATTCTGGACGTTCACAAGGTAGCGGCGTTCGCCGTTGGCGTTGCAGAACATGGCGTTCATCGAGTTGATGCGGTCTTTAACCGGCGGGTTGGCATCATCAACGATGACGCTGAATCCGGCTTCGTTGAGCTGAGCAATATCGGTCTTGCTGGCGTTCTGCGATTTGCGGGAGTCGCCTGACGCATCCGGATAGATGTAAATCTCCCGGCTCTTCACGTAGCGGCCATCCTCATAGCGCCAGAACTCTTCCTGTATGCGCTTAATCATCGCCGGCGTGTCGTATACCTTCACCAACTCACGCACCGCACGTGGCAAGCCGTTACGCTTTACGTGAACAATCGCGGCCATTTTCCCAACGTTGAAGTCCATACCAATGAACAGCGGATCCCCATCCTGAATCTCGTCAGAACAGTTATTCAGCTTGCGGTTAAATGTGTGGTAAATGGTTCCGCTATTGAGGTTCGTGAACTTCCCGCGCAGATAGGCCTGAATCAGTTCATCAGGGTAAGAACTAAGCAGCGATGGAATGTAATCAGGCGGTAGATTCTTCGCATTGTCGAATGTGCTGGCCTGAATCAGCCCATACAGGGCTGCCAGTTGGGGCTTTTCACGTACAGCCTTCACGAACTGCTGGTAGACGAACTTGAAACCTTCCGGTGTTGTCGTTACGTCAATTCCATTCCTCAGGCCCGGGATGTTGTAACGCATACGAGCAATGATTTTTCGCCATGCCTGCTGTGCTTTGGCTGCAGCCATGACGTCCAGCTCATCCACCATCGCGTTACCGATTTTAAAGCCGACTATCGAGCCGGGTTTCTCCATCGAACGACAGATGGTTGTCCCACGGTAGCGCCGCCCCTCGTAAAAGTGAACCTCTTTGTTCCCCTCATTGATTTTGACGCTCAGCCCCCAGTCGAAGGCCACCTCTTCAATCGTCGGGTAGAAGATGTCACGAATCTGCGGGTATGTCGGCGCGAAGTAACCCTGGTTAATCTTCGGATGCTCCCACATCCCTTTGCAGATGCCGCCGCAGCCCACCCACGTCTTACCGGAACCGAACCCGGCAACGTAGGCTTTGAATTTGTGCTGCATCGCGAGGAAGCGCGCCTGAGGAATGTTAAGTGTCGGGCTGATCCCCATCGTCTGCCCTCGCATCCACTACGTTGATATTGATCTGCACTGGGGTTGGTTCATCGTCCTCACCATCACCGGCCAACTCTTTACGAAGCTTTTCTACCTCCAGCTGCCGGCGCTCGATTTCAATCTGCTGCAGGCGCTGCGCGAACTCGCTATCAGCCAGGCCAAGGCGCTTCATTACCGCTTCGAACATGCGCTCACGGCTGATTGCGGTTATCTCGACGCCATTCTTGCCGACCTTAACGCCGGAGTATGCGAGCCGTGAGACTTGAGGGAGTTTGCGCGTATCGGGGAAATAAGGCTGGCCAATACCATCGCCGTTGCAGCGCGGGCATTCAGGGTTAGGCTCTCTGTTGTGGTCATAGCCGTAACCGCCGGAATCTTCGGGTTCACGTCTGTCACGCTCAAGCGCCTCGAGTCTTTTCTCTTCGAACTCAACGGCATCGCGCCACTGGTAGTGATGACCGAAGCCCCAGCAGTAACGACACGCGCCACGACGATACTGCGAAAGCTGGTTTGCATCGAAGGTGGCGAGCTGCCACATCTGCGCGAGGACTTCATCGGCACTGCCAAGCGTGCGTGCAATGGACGCTTTTTGCTGCTGCGCAATAGCCTGCGCAACGTTAGGATTCGCTATGAGCTGACGACCGTAGTTTGGGTCACTATAACCAGCACGCGCAGCGGCGGCCGTGGCGTTATTGTCCTTCAGATATTCAGCAATAAAGCGCTTTACCTTCGCGCTTAGCTTTATGTCCACCAGCTCTTCTGCGCTTTTATCTTTCTGCGCAGTGCGCACTATCTTTCGCGGGTAAATTTTTGTATTTTGCGCAGCAGTTTTCTTGATATAGCGGCGAGCAGTTACATAATTAAGATTATGCGCCTCGCACCATTCCTTAGGGGATATGCCAGTAGCAGCGTGATCAGACAGGAACCGCTTCTGCAGCTCGCCCCAGTCCGGCTTAGCCATTGTTACCTCTAAACTGAATGAACTTTAGACGTCACTCACAGCTTCAGTATTTGAAGCAATGAAGTATTTTTCTCAAAGAAATCTTGAAATGAGGATTTAAGCTTATGAAATATGTATAACTACGATGACGTACAGAAAATCAAGACCAATCTCGAGTGGATAGTGCATCAAACCTCCGCCGAGTCTCATTTTCGCACTGAGCATGACCAATTAGTGATTTCCGATCTAATGGAACTCATCCAGACATATGAAACTCTTCTGGACCTCGTAAGTAAATTTGGTGCTTCTGTCTTAAACTCGGAAATCATAGCGGGACTATCAATAACAGAGGAGTTCATTGCTAAAGTTAAGCGAAATGAGGGTGCGATGTGAGCAACCAACACACTGAATGGCGATTGATTTGTATTTTGAAGCTTCAAACTAGTGGATTACAGTTTGAAGCTTGGGTTATTTAATTGCCGTACAGCCGATTGAAAAGCGCATTTTTCATCGCATTAGAATCAATCGGATCCACGTTTAACCAGGTCAATGTCTCACGATTCTTTTCTGCATTGAAATCAGAAAACACACCATGAATATCACCGCTATCAGGTGAGTAGAGAACAGCAATATTCTGTTCTGGACAACTGTGTGGTTTACACCCTGACAGCGCAATATACTTTTTGTCCGCAACAGTTACTTCGGTTGATGGCGTGCTCGTGCCACCACTTTTTACCCATGCTGGTAGTTTGTTTTTACTAATCAGCTGGGAGTAGCTTTTAGACGTGCTTTTTGCACTGGCGAAATCAGAAAGATACTGCCCCTCGTCCGCAAAAGCACTGAAAGATACAAAAGCCATAGCAGCGATAATCACTTTACCTTTCATGTTAATCCTCATTCCATAAAGACATCTCAACTCTATACCTTTGCAGTCTCTATGTCAGCCCTATCGATAATCAGAGCATTTGATGTTTCTGCCCAGCCCAAATGATCAGGTAAGGATTATCCTAATCGCTACCGCTTATGCTTGTTGATTACTGGCTATTTGCCAGGCTGTTTAGGACTCTGATGAGGAGTTTGCCACTCCAGGGAAGCATCTATAAAAAGAGCAAGTGAAACTGAGACTCTGGTAGCCCTCCATGTGAGGGCATTTTTTTACATTGCTGCGCTTCGCTTGTTAAATATCGAGTCTTTTCTACAATTTAAAGGTGCTTTGCTATGTCAGGTAAAGCCGTCGTTCAGAAATACCCGTGTGCTCAAGGAGGAGCCATCCCTAGTTCTTTCTTTCCAGCTCGATCTGCCTTATGCCAGCGAAATTATTGTTGCCCTTCTCAATTACGGCCAGTAGCGGCTTAATCCACAAGACTGCCTGGCAGTACGTCATTGAGCTGGCGGCAGCGGCACGATCATCGGCTTCGTCAACTGTGTCGGTATCGGCGTGCATTGCGCTGGAACGTAAACGGTACGCATATTCGTACAGCCCACCAGCAATGTCAGCAGGAACAGGCAGATCACAGGTTTTTTCACGGCGGAGAATCTCCCGGTATTCGATTAGGGTTTCTTCGGTGCTGGTATCGATCAGGGAGTTAAGCCTGTTGGCATGTTCTGCAAGCTGATTGAACCGATTGAAGTTGAATGCCTGAGTGGCGATCACTTGCTCCTGCAAAGAGTTGTCACTTCGCAGAACGTCATTATCGCTCTGAAGGCTACTGGTGTTTGAGCAACTCTTAACGAGAGCGATCGAAAGGCCAGCAATAACGAAAACGCAAAAAAGACCCGGATTAATTTTCATTGGTCCAGCCCCCAGCACGCCAGTGCGCTTTCCTGATCGCGCCGCTCGACCTGACCATAACAGCCATTCTTCTGGCCTTTAGTCAGACGGCAATCACGTCCACCGTCCTTAATCCACCAGCGAATTGCCTCACATGCACCTATTCGGTCACCGGCATTGATGCGCCTGTAGAAAGTTGAAGGGAAGCATTTACCGGGGCCGATGTTATACGGGCAGAAGGATGCGATACCCACCTTCTGTGGTTCTGTCAGAGGCACTTTGATATTGCGATCAACCCAAGCTAATGCCTTATCGCGTTCAATAGCGTTAACCTTCCGGCATTGCTCCTCAGTGGCCGTCATGCCTTTAACAACACGCCTGCCATCGATAACGGTCACGCCGTGACATAAAGACCAGACCCCACCCGGATCAACAACGGCCACCAGCGCATTGCCTTCTTTCTCGCTGATGAATTGGTCGAAAATGAGTGGTGCAGATGCACCTGACGCGATTAGTGTCAGCACTGCTGCGCTGAGCTTTGCTTTATTCGACATCATTCACCCCGGGCAGCTTTGCGGCGATCCGCTTTGATTTGGAAATAGAGGTTGGTAAGAAAGGTGAGTAAGCCAAACAGTAAACTACCGATCACACCTATAGCGGCCCATTGTTCGGGTGAGTAACCGTCAAGAAGTCTTCTGAACCAGTAAATGGCACTACCTCCCGATGCGCCATAGGAGATACCAGTAGTTAATTTGTCCATGCGATACATGCTCTCACCTCGCGTAGTTAGCGGGTGCTGTGTGTTTGAAAAGGGTAAGTCCGTCGGGACGATTAACAAGAAGGCGTGTCGATGATGGTACCCAGAGCCTGAAATCAAAAAGCCAGCGACAGGCTGGCAATGTGAGGGTAAGGCAATGAGCAGGGTATTATTTAGAAGCAAGAGACCTTTAAGCTAGCTAAACAGATGGCATTTGTGTAAAAAGATGACATCAATCAGCAGGTGTTCATCGTGAAATACATTCGGCTAATTTTAAAGCTCATAACAGCATCACTATATGTGTTTCTGGTTGTTTTTGGCTCTGGATTTGTAGGTTCGAGTACAGCCAATGCAATTAATCTTGAAACACTTAACCTAAATTACTCATTAATCGCAAAGGACTCGGCGGTATACGCACTCTGCGCGACTGGTGCGACATTAGTTGTTCCACCTGTCCTATATTTAATCCAACATTATGTCTGGCCAGTGTTGAAGTTTATCGGCTTTAAGATTCGCTTCTTCTTCCATGGATACTAAAAGGCTCGCACAGTAACGAGGCTTCACTTAATTTTTATCCTTTTACAACTTTGGCTCTTCAATACGTTCGCTTAGCACTTCGACCTCTCCATTGTTGGCGAGATCATCTCCACGAGTCACATACCATGCGCCGTAAATAGTTTCACCCGACTCTAAATCGTCGATTTTTTCGTGCACGTAGTAAGCAATCTGCCTGCTACCATTGTACTGAATCCAGTAATAGCCTTCTCTCATTATTCCTCCCCTCTCCGATATAGAAAGTATAAGAGGCAATGAATAGTGATGGTTTTAGAAATTCTTAAATCGCTATTAAGCAAAAAGCCCCACGGGGTTAACCGCAGGGCTTTAAAAGAAGGCAATAACCCATCGTTAGAGCAAAATTACCACAGATTCGGGAAAAGTAAATAGCTCACGATAAATTCACGCCCTATTTTGTTATCTGCTTCAGCTGCGCATCAGCCCACGCCTCTTCGATATCAAATTTGGTGATGAGCTGGTCGTAGAATGGCTTAACAGACTTCTTCCAGGTATCGAGGCTGATTGCATCCGTAATCTGACACAATGCGGCGTATGCCTCAGTTGATGGAATTCTTTCATACCCCCGCCCGCTGCAGCGTTTGCAATTAGCCAGAACCGGCACACCCTGCTGCTCTGTAAGAGCCTGATTAATAGCTTTCCCGCGTCCATGACAGTCATTACAGGCACAACTAACGACCTTCTTGCCCTTACACTGAGGGCACAGAACACGAGCTACCTCTCTGATCTCCCTGCGTACTTCATACTCGGAAGGGCGAATATTTTCCACACCCATGTGCAAAGACATCTTCACGAGCTTCTTATCTTTTGCCGGAGTGTGGGACTTCATGCTGAAAACCTCAGCGCCAATAAACCCTACCCCATTGCAGACGTCACACTGCTTCACGCTGGCAGCGCTGCGGGAATAATCTTCGAACGCGAAGGCAGCCATCTGCTGCATCACCACTGGCTTAACTATGGCGTCCAGTTTGCGCAACGCAGCAACCCGATCGCATTTGGTCAGCGCGTACTGGGCCAGTAACTCGATCGCCCTCTCCCGGTCATTGTTGCTGATACCCATCTTCCCGAGAAAGGCGCTATAACCCAATGCTGCCCGTTCCTGCGTCATGCCCATAGCGGCCATGATATCCGTTCCGGTTAATGAGTCTGACGCCGTAGCGCGCGGAGAGTCACTAATCATTGTCGATTTGGCGAAGTGATATTTGAGGATATTATCAAGATTCATGCGGTCTCCAGCTCGGTAATGGTGAGTTCTAATTTCCCGCCCTTAACGACAGGCATTTTCACAACGCGATAGTCGACAACCTGGCAGTCATCCAGCCAGAACCCCGCCTTAGTTAAAGCGTCAAAAGCTGCCTTCTGCAGGTTATCCAGATCGCGGCGCCGGCGGTCGGGCATGTGACATTCAATTCGGATTTTGAGTGGTGCGGTCGTCCGGATATTAAGCCGGGCGCTTCGAATGACACTGGCAACCGCGTAGCGGTACGCTACGCCGTCAGCGCTAATGTGCGTGCGCCCGCGGTTGTGCCGGTAATACCGGTTATTGCTCGGCGGCCAGGGCAAAGTGATTTGATATGTCTTCACGTTCACCACCACATCCGGTTTCGCCAGCGGCTGTCCGGGCGCGCTGGTGTATTTGAGGTCGGCAAGAATGCACTGACAGTCCAGGTCACGTAATCCGGGTTAAGGCTGCGCTCAACCCGAACGCCGCGCGCTTTGTAACGCTTGACCAGTTCGTCGGCCTGTTCGGTGCTACAGTCGGTATGATGGAACCATGTAGACTTCATTCGATCACCCCGCGAAGCCAAGCAGCTGTGCGGCGACATTTTCT